TATTGAATAATTACGACCAATACTAGTTACTAAAGGACTACTGAAAAAAGGCATAGTTAATCCAGGTGGTTTGGGATTATTATTATTATTTGGCATTTATATAATTTATTATTATTTTAAATTATATAAATTTATCGTCTTACACGGTTAATAGCTGTGAATGATCCATTATTAGCACCACCATATGAATAATCATATCCAGCATTTTTTCTCCAACCAGCTAAAGGTAGTTGGGCTTTACTACCACCAACTGTAAAAGTGTATCCACGATTAGAAGCGCGCTCTTTTAAATATCTAGTGTAATTTGATGAATCATATACATATTTTACATTGCATGTAGAAGGTGGAATTTCATTTCCATTCGGACAACCTTCTTTTGCATCAGCACAATCACGTTTAGATTGACCCCCATCCTTAGTAGTCATTTTATTTGATCCTGGGTTACCACTACCAATCATATCAGGTCCTCCACATGAATAATTTTTTCTACTCATTAAATCGCCTGCATTCATTACAGCGCGGAAACTACGTTGATTAATACATTTATTTCCTCCTTGTAATGCTTGTTCAGCATAATAAGAATTACCGCCATTCCATACTTGTCTTAAAATCTGTCTAGTAGTTGCTCTCTCTTGAGAACCAACAGTAGGGTAAGATTTTTTAACCGAAGCACCTTTAATATTAGGGTATTTACCTCTTAAAACATCGTTGTTCATATTTATATAATTACATGATAAAAAATATATTTCTCTAAATATATATAAATTTATTCTTTAGTAATTAATCTTGGAGCAACATTCATTGTAATTAATTCTTGAAATAGTAACTTACAAGAATATGGTAGTTTAACACGAGCAAAATCCTTTCTATTATCGCATGTGCGACAGTAATGAATATGAGTTTTATTATTAAATGCTGCTATCATTCCACATTTGCAACACGCATTAACCTCAAATTTATCTGAAGCATCATATACTCTCCCTTTTGTAAATCTGGATGCCCCATGTGATATCATACAATCACGTTCCATCTCACCAAATCTTAAACCTCCATCCCTAGATCTACCTTCCGCAGGCTGTCTTGTAAGATTGACCATAGGTCCAATAGATCTACTATGAGCTTTATCATTAACCATATGTTTCAAACGTTGATAGAAACAAGGTCCCATAAATATGGATGTTTCAATTTGTTCACCAGTCAATCCATTGTACAATAATTCATTTCCATGACATTGAAATTTATTTTTAGTCAATTCCTTGCTAATATCTTTAATATCTAGTTCTACAAAACTAGTACCATCACCAAATAATCCCAACTCTAATAGCACTTTACCTAAAAGTGTTTCTTTTAATTGAGCAATTGTCATACGAGATGGAATTGCATGTGGATTGATAATAATATCTGGTTTTAAACCATCTTTGGTAAAAGGCATATTGCATTCTGGTATAATATTTCCTATTGTTCCCTTCTGTCCGTGCCTAGATGAAAATTTATCTCCAATTACAGGTTGTCGTAGTGTTCTAGTTCTAACTTTACAAAAGTTATAACCATCTCCATTTCGTTCAATATAATTTTTATCTACATAAGTGTCTTCATGCGTTCTAAATGTTCTACTTTGATCTTCATATTTAATCACCTTAGTATGATCATTACGCGCTTCCTTAATAGGAATCATCTTAGCAATGATTATATCTCTATTTTCAATCAATTCATTTTCGTTCATTACGCCCTGTGAGTTAATTTTATCATAATTACCAAACTTCATTCCTTTCGTTTTGGTAGGATCAGGGCGACAACGAATTTCTTCATCTCCATGAATCTTTTTATCTTCATCCTTTTCTGTATGATAGATTGTAGCTTGAAATAATCCTCTATCAAGTGATCCTTGATTAAATAGAATACTATCCTCTTGATTGTATCCAGAGTGAGTCATAATAGCTACTATTACAGGCATACCTGATGGTATATCATTAAGTTTGATCATATTCATAACTCTTGTATCTACTAAAGGTCTACCTGGATATGATAACACATAAGCTGTTTTATCCATTCGCTGATCATAATTAGTTACATATACTCCCATTGCTTGTTTACCCATAGCACACTGATAAGTGTTTCTAGGAGACTGGTTATGCTCTGGAAACGGAATACAACTAGCAAGAATACCAAAGATTGTACTAGGATGAATCTCACAATGTGTATATTTATATAATGTTGGATCTTGAGTAGACAATTTATTAGGAGTCATTGATATTAAACTGAAGTTTTGTTCTAAAGGATCTATGTATTCTATAACAGAATTATCCATTTTGATATTTGTAAGTAGATCACACCAAGACAAATTATTAGCTCTGATTTGTTTAATAGTATCATTAGTAATTATTAATTTATTACCAGGAGATACACGCAAAACTGGTCTAGTAAGTCTACCAGCATCATTACATACTTTAATCTCCTTATTTTTATAATCAAATATTACTGAGGTATAAATATTCATAATACCAGCATATTTCTTCTTTTTCAAATTATTAAATAAATCAATTGGGTCTTTTGCTATACCAATCCAAGCACCATTAATAAATACTTTCACTCCATTTGATGTTTCTACAGGTGAAAGAGATTCAATAGGAGTAATTTCATCTTCTACATAATCATATAAACCAGAGCTGCTACTAGGTATTGTGATATGAGACATATAACTGAGATTCTTTACTACACCTACTGACTGACCTTCAGGAGTCTCTGCTGGACATAAGAAACCCCAGGTTGTAGAATGTAATTTGCGAGGAGGAATCAATTTACCACTTTTATCTATTGGAGTATTTACTCTTCTTAGATGACTTAAACTGGAAATATATGTTAATCTGTTAAGTACTTGAGCCACACCAACTTTATTACTATTAGTATGTTTAATACCAAAATCGCCTGTAGCAAGTGCTCTTTTAAGACCATTCTCAATTGTAGTTGACTTAACAATTTTATAAATATTTGTTAGATTGATAATACTTTTATAATCTTCAGTGGATTTCCAAGAACCATTATTTATCTCGCGAACTATTTGCTTATTCATATCTTTAACAAGCTTATTAAAGTAATTTCTGAACAGATTATTTAATAATATACCACATGTATCAATACGTTTGTTAACATATGAATCTCTATCATCTGTTTTACGCCAACCGAATGAAGTTTGTAATAATAGATTCGTCATATAACCCATGAAATAAATTTTCTGTTGATGATTATGACAATGAGGATATAAATCGTTGTTCAAAACACCTAATGCAAATTCTAACTTTTTTTGTTTACCCTGTTCTGGTGTCATATTAATAGGAGTATACATGACATTGTTTGTAATGTATTTAATTGCATCCTCCTTGGTTATATGTTTATTTGCATCAATAATAGATCCTTTCAATGCATAAAGCATCTTTTTTAATTTGACATCATCTGTATTAAGTAAAACATATGAACAAATTTCTTTATCTGATAATACACCTAGTGCTCTGAATACAATAAATAGTGGCATAGGTTGTTTCATCCTAGGAATTTGAATATATAAACCATATCCAAATCCATTATTTCTACTTGATATGTATATACTAATTTGTTTTGGTGATATCTGTTTAAAATCTGGTACTGATTTAATTTCACTCAACCAAGACCATTTACCTCCCTTTTTATTTTCAAAACAATAAACCTGATTTTCAGCTGCTCGTTCTTGACCTAACACTGTCTTTTCTGATCCATTAATAATGAAATATCCTCCAGCATCAAATGCACATTCTCCAGTAACATTATTACTTACATGATTGTATTGTTTTAATACGCATACATCAGACTTTAACATAATTGGTAATTTACCAATATGAATCCCATCTAATGATCTCATCATCGTTTGACAATTATCTAGATTAGGTCCTGTTCTAATAATATATTTAATATGTAAATCTACTGTCATAGCAGAAGCATATGTAAAATTTCTCAGTCTAGCTTGATTTGGAAACATACGTTTTGTTGCTCCATTATTTTCATGAATCTGAGGTCGTGTGATTACAAAATTATTAAATGTAATATTAATTTCTAATGAATATTTTCCACTCTCCTTGTCTAAATCATTTTCTGATTTTATCACCACAGGATTGAACATATCAATAGTTTTCTGAATTTGATGTGTAACAAAATCATTATAAGATTCCAATTGGTGTCTTACTAACTGTGATAAATGACAATCCTTAAAATATGTTTCTACTATATCCCATGGGGCTTCAGTATATGAATTTAATAGTTTTTCTTTGGTTGTATCTTTGGATGATTGCATAGGAAACTTGGTAGAGGGCATCTAATTAATTTATACTTCAATTATCTTTAAATATTTTTTGTAAATAATAATAACACATTATTGTATAATGCCAAAAAAAACATCAAATAATGATTCACCTAAAAATACAAAACTTAATAAAACAGCAAAAAATAATAAGTCCAAAAAAAATAATAGTAATAATATTATTATTCATATCAATGAAAAGAAAGACAATAGTGATTTACCTAACTTAGATACTTCTAAAGAAATTAATAATATCAAACGTAAAAAAGAACTTGAAATTCTCAAAGGTTTACTTCTCCCAGTTAATTTAGAAAAAACATCCGACCCAAAACCTGAATCTGAACCAGAACCTGAACCAGAACCTGAACCAGAACCTGATAAAGATATTAACGAATCCAATAATAATTTAAACAAAAAAGACAATAATAATTTAGTACTTATGAATAAAGATAATAAATCATCTAATAATAAAAAAGATAATGAATTTACAAAAGTCCTTCTAGATATTATAGATGAATTAGATAAATTAAATACTAAAAATAATGCTACAATCAATAATAAATCCACCTCAACTAACGATAAATCAATAAAACCTTTTGTGGATCTTATTGATCAAGATTATAATAAAAAACATTCTAATATGTTCTCTAGTTGGAACTCTACCAAAAATAATACTTTCTATAATCCTATGAATAAATATCCTCGCGGATTATTTGATAAACCTATATTGCGTAGAAATAATTTAATTGAACCAGTTATTAAACAACCATCATTACCTATTGAAAATATTATTATTGAAGCAGATATTACAAATCTTACTGATCTAATTAATCTTACGGTTGAATATCCTCTTATGAGCAATGTTAAATATAATATCAATATGAAAGCAATACACAATATTAAAGATGAATTACAATTACTGGATAATATGATTGGTATGCACTCTTTAAAAGATAGTATTTGTGATCAGATTATTTACTTTATACAAGATTTACATAACAAATCTCCTAATAATGAAGATTTTATGCATACTGTGATATATGGACCTCCTGGTACAGGTAAAACTGAAACCGCCAAAATTATGGGTAAAATTTTTAGTAAAATGGGTATTTTAAAAAAAGGTACATTTAAAAAAGCTACCCGCTCTGATTTAGTAGCAGGCTATTTAGGACAAACATCTTTAAAAACTAGAGATTTGATAAAAGAATGTTTAGGTGGAGTATTATTTATTGACGAAGCATATGCTTTAGGTAACTCTGAAAAACGTGACTCTTTTGCCAAAGAGGCTATTGATACCTTATGTGAAGGATTAAGTGATCATAAAAAGGATTTAATGGTTATAATTGCTGGATACGAAGAAGAATTAAAAAATTGTTTTTTTAATTATAACCCAGGTTTAGAATCACGATTTACTTGGAGATTTAAAACTGATGACTATAAATCTAATGAGCTTATGTTAATTTTCAAAAAGAAGGTTCTTGACTCTAATTGGAGTTTAGAAAAAGATAGTACTCTTAAACAACAATGGTTTGAAGATAAAATGGATTATTTCAAATATTATGGACGTGATATGGAAACCTTATTTTCTAAATGTAAAATTGCTCACAGTAGACGAGTATTTTGTAAACCTGAAAAATTCAAAACAGTATTAAATACAGTTGATTTAGATAAAGGTTTCACAATTTATTTAGATAACGATGAAGTAAAACAACGGAAACAATCAATTAATCCTTCAATATATTCTATGTATTGTTAATATATACATGAGTGATTTATACGCCCAATTATTTTCACCTTTAGGTAAAGAATATTGTGATTATTTCAAATATCTTATGATTATTTCATTTATTATGTTAATTGGAACTATTTTAGGATGTTTATATGATGCTTTTAGTAAAAAACCCTTATTTGGAATGCAACAATACTTATTTAGCATTTTAAACTCTGGAGTTATATACTTCGTAAATAGATTGATGTTTTCTATCTGTGTTAATTAGTTTTAATATATAATACTTTTTTTTATTCTATATTAAAGAATGCCTGCAATTAAATCAATTCAGATAAATCCTGCATTATTAAATATCTCTAGTAGCAAATCACAAACTCGTAAAAATCGTAAGAGGAGAGAGAGAAAGAAAAAACATAAACCTCATATAAAACCTAATACATTAAAGAAGGCTTTGCTTAGACGTATCAAAGAACATTCAAGTAAAGAAAAAAAACTTTCAGGTGGAGAAAAAAACAATAAAGATAGTTCTGGAGACAATGATTTTAACAGTGATTTTACAAAACATCTTGAATATTTATCTAATTTAAGCGTACAACATAGACATAATAAGAAGAAACGTAATAAAACACTTAAAACTCATTCCAATACTAGTCCAGATATTCATACTGATATACCAAAAGAATTACAAGATCCTATTATTACTAGTAAATCATCGTCTATAATTAATAATAACGAACCAATTATAAAACTTAACCCAAAACCTACTATTAATAACAATATTGATATTAAACCTGATATTAAACCTGATATTAAACCTGATATTAAACCTGATATTAAACCTGATATTACAGTTCCATCTAATATTAAAATTAATACTTCTACACCATCTAACAATACAGATAGTTATCCTATTAAAAAAGACCCACCATACTCATGTTTAAAAGGTGGTAATAAACCTACATACAGAGAATGGAAACGATTAACTCAGAAAAATAGCGAATCTCTTTCTAATTCCAGTTCAGATTCTGATAAACCAACTGTTAAACTTAATGAATTGAGAGAAAGAATTAATAGTAATTCTAATAAAACGGTTCAGAAACCTAAACGAACATATAAAAAACGCACTATAAGACGTAAATATAAATTTGGTAAAAATAATAATAAAATTAGTGTTTTAGTTAAAAATAATAAAACTCGCAAATTAGTACAACGAGAGGTTGAATTATTACGAGTAGCCCCTATTAGAGAAGTAAAAGAATATTTAAAAAAACATTACTTATATAAATCAGGTAGTAATGCACCTAATGATGTATTAAGAAAAACTTACATGGACGCTCATTTATCAGGAGAAATAAATAATAAATCAACTGAAAACCTACTACATAATTTTGTAAATAATTAATATATTCACTGTTTTATTTAATTTTTATAATATTAACTAAAACAATTAAAGACTTGGCTGCATTTAAAGTAAGATGACATTAATAAAAGACTATTTTGAACAGACTATAGAATGGAAAAATAAGAAAGGTGAAAAAACATTAATTTTTATACAGGTTGGGGCTTTTTATGAAGTTTATGGTTTAAAAGATAAAAATACCGGTGATATTACTGGTAGTGATATTGAACCCTTCTCTCAATTCTGTGATCTGAATATTTCAGATAAAAGAATATGTGTTGGAAAGAGAGGTGTTGTTATGGCTGGTTTCCGAGATTATAATCTTGAAAAATATTTAAAAAAAACTGTTGACCAAAATTATACAGTTGTGGTTATTTCACAAGACGAAAAGGCTGCTGGTACTAGTAGAAGTATTACTGGTATTTACAGTCCAGGCACTTTCTTTAATAGTGAATCTATTGAAATCACTAATAATAGTGTATGTATATGGTTACAAAAATATAAAGATCAATTGATTGTAGGTATGTCTAATATTGATATATTTACAGGAAAATCATATATGTTTGAATATCAAGATGTATTTTCAAAACATTGTACTTCCTATGATGAACTTGAGCGTTTCATATCTATTTATAATCCTTCAGAAGTTATATTGATTCATAATATTGAAGATAGATTAATTAATAATATTATTAATTTTGCTTCTATTAAAACTGATTGTATACATAAAATCAATATTAATAATGATGACTCTCTATCAGAAAAAGCTAATAATTGTGAAAAACAGATTTATCAGAAGAAAATCATTGAAAAATTCTATAGTGGTACAGAGATTACACAAGATTTCAATTTTTATAATTATCCTATTGCTACTCAATCTCTATGTTTCTTATTAGAATTTATATATGAACATAATCCAGATCTTGTTCATAAGATATCGTTACCTATATTTGAAAATTGTAACAATAGATTAATTCTTGGCAATCATTCACTCAAACAGTTAAATATTATTAATTCAGGTGAAGGGAAAGGTAAAGTAGCTTCTGTTTCTACTTACATTAATTTATGTGTTACATCCATGGGAAGACGTAAATTAAATCAAATTTTGGTAGCCCCTACATTTGATTCGGATTTTCTACAAAAAGAATATGACCAATGCGAATATTTATGTGATAATAGTGATACTAAAGAACATATAAGATCCTCTCTTAAATCAATGAAAGATCTTGAAAAATTAAACAGAAAGCTCATTCTTAAACGCATCACTCCATCTGACTTATATTATTTGCATAATAATATCGTTTCATCCCATGGCTTATTTCAATGGTTATATGAAATGACCAGTATGACAGAATATATTGAATCGTATATTAATCATGACAAATTTATTGACTCGCAAAAAATTGTTGACACTATCTCAACAAAATTAAAATTATCTGAATGCTGTGATATTAATAATCTTGATTATGATATAAATTTTATCAATCCAGGAGTTAATCTTGAATATGATAATTTAATTACTGAATACAAAGACTCACTCATATTACTTGAAACTATTACACAATGGTTAAACTCTATTGTTGTACCTTATGAAAAAAATAGCCGATCTAAAACAAAAGAATTCGTCAAAATATATCAAACTGAAAAACTTGGTTATAGTATTATATCTACTAAACGTAGAGCAGTTATTTTGAAAGAACAACTAAAAAAACTACCTCATTCTAGTATTAAACTTCAATATAAAAGTTGGACTGGAGAAACAAAATCCATTGATTTTGATCATTCTTTATTAGAATATAGTAAAAGTACTTCTGCTAATTGGTGTATTGAAAGTAAGTATACTAATAAATTATGTAAAAATATACGAACTTCACACAAAGATGTGTCTACAAAACTAGAATCAATTTATACAGGTATTGTTAATGAACTTATAAATTTTTCTGATAATTTAAATGAGGTTATATCCTTTGTTGCTATTATTGATACTATTAGTACAAAAGCCCATATTGCTACTAAATATAATCTCTCAAAACCTGTTATTGATTCTAGTAAAGAATCATCTTTTATTAATGTACAAGGTCTAAGACATATTTTAATAGAAGCTATTTTAGAGGATGAACTTTATGTTACTAATGATATTACACTTGATAATCAACAGTTAGGTATATTATTATATGGTACTAATGCTGTTGGAAAGAGCAGCTTTATTAAATCTATTGGTATAGCTGTTATTATGGCTCAGTCTGGATTTTTTGTACCATGTTCACATTTTTCTTATCAACCTTATAAAACATTATTTACACGAATTATTGGTAATGACGATATTTTCAAATCGTTATCTACATATGCTGTTGAAATGTTAGAGCTTAAAACAATCATTGAAAAAGCTGATCAATATAGTCTTATATTGGGAGATGAATTATGTCATGGAACTGAAACCACATCAGCAAAAAGTATAGTTGTAGAGAGTATTAATACATTTTACAATAGAAACTGTAATTATATTTTCGCTACACATTATCATGAAATTACAAAATGGGAAGAAATTACCGGTAAACCACATTTCTCATTAAAACATATGGCTATTACGTATAATAAAGAACTTGATTTAATTGTTTATAACCGCAAGATTAAAGACGGACCAGGAGAAGCTGTTTATGGTTTAGAAGTTTTAAAAGGACTTTCATATCCTTCATGGTTTATTGATAACTGTTATCAATTACGAACAAAATATAATATTGAATCTAAATCTATTTTAGATTTCAAATCTTCTCATTTTAATGCTAAGAAAATTAAAGGTATGTGTCAATTATGTAAAAGCTCGTTTAGTTCTGAAGTACATCATTTACAACACCAAGAAGATGCGGATGATAAAGGGTTTATTGGATCTTTTCATAAAAATCATATAGCGAATTTACTATGTGTTTGCGATTCATGTCACGATAAATTACATAATTCTAAAAATGGTCATAGATGGGAAAAAACGTCTGATGGGTATCAATTGCAAGAAATTTTATAACTATATAATATAGTATGCAAATTGTCATAGGTTTAGTAACATTATTTGTATTATGTGTAGGGATTTTATTGTTTAAACATCTAAAGGAAAATGTTGGTCCACCCCCAAAAGCTTTAACTGAAATTGGTACTTTTTTACTTAGTAATGCTAATTCTATATTATTAGTGTTATTTTTCATTTTTGGTGTGATCATTATTGCATCTTTATATGATTGGAATTTTAATCCTACCGAAGAAAAAACAGTTACTAATGTTGTTACATATGAAAATATGGAGAATAAGAGTGGTAGTCTTTGTTCTTCTTCTAATTCTAAACACGATACAGAGATGAACTGTAATAAATTAACTAAGGATAATTGTAATAGCGTGAATTGCTGCGTTTATACAAGCAACGAAAAATGTGTTTCTGGTAATCAACATGGACCCACATTCTCAACCGATAAAGACGGTAAACCCATTAATGTAGATAATTTTTATTATAAAAATAAATGTCATGGAAAATGTTAAATTTAATATATATATAATTTAACATTTATAGGTCACATTTGCGGATAACTTTTTATTTAGATTAATTATATTTATCTATATTATAATGTCGGTCAAGAAATTAAAGTACGTGAATAAAATCACTAACAACACCAAAAACGCTGGCGGTAACAAAAAACAAGGTCTTGCTAGTACCACTAATAAAGGTGTGATGTATGCATCTAGATCTATTAGAAATAAAGCTTATGGTGAAAATAGAAATGTTATTTTCTGTATGAACCAACTTGGTGGTGTAGGTAGACATAAGTCTCAGTTTGTCTCTACAGCTGACGGTGTAAAGGATTGTGTTGAAGGGCCTTATGGTATTACACAACCTGAACCACAACCAGAGCCACTACCTGAACCAGAGCCTGAACCTGAGCCTGAACCTGAACCTGAACCTGAACCTGAACCTGAACCAGAGCCTGAACCAGAACCTGAACCAGAACCTGAACCTGAACCAGAGCCTGAACCAGAACCTGAACCAGAACCTGAAAAAAAATGCTACCAAATTAGATATAGTTGGGTAAAACCATCTACAGCAACAACTCCACCAAATATTACATTAACATATAAGGATTGTTATGATAATGAGGATTGTAATCAAAAAACACAAATTATTCCTGCTAACTATGAAGAGGTAATATGCGTATGTGGAGGCACTGAATTTGAGCTATCAATAGTTCAAGCACCTCCTGGAGCTTCACATACTGCTGTGCCAGACCCGAATTTTAGTAGTTTATTAACATCTTCATCATCAGGTAATAATTACATACTAAAATTTACAGTTGATAATACATTAGTTACTGGAACAATAAAATATAATAACCCCTTAGCATTTGGAAAATTTACAATACATAACATTATGGTATTTGATAATAGTCAAGACTGTAAGGATAGTACTGAACGATTAAATCAATGGTTAGTGGAAAAAAATAATCCTTTACTGAATGAACCTTCACTTTGTCATCGCATTGACTTAGACCATCATAACTTTTCTTCTACTATAAATAATAAGACTATAAAGGATATTAGATTTTCAAATTGTAATCAGCCATCATATTTTATTGATGAAGATTCGGATCCAAATTATAGTAAATATAATTT